AGAACGAGACCTCCGAAGTCAAAGAGCTTTACGGAGCGATCTCTGGTGTGTACAAGAACCAAACCGCTTGATAGCATTTGGTCCACATGAGTCAAACTGAATTCCTCTGGGTTGAGAAATACCGGCCAAGTAGGATCGACGAGTGCATATTGCCCGAAGATCTGAAGGCGTTGTTTGCCGGAATCGTCAAGTCCGGTAAGCTTCACAACATGCTTTTGACCGGTACTGCCGGTCTTGGCAAGACCACTGTTGCACGTGCTCTGTGCAACGAACTGAATCTGGACTATCTGCTGATCAATGGATCGGAAGAATCCGGCATCGACGTCCTGCGGAGCAAGATCAAGCAGTTTGCCTCGACAGTCTCGTTGAGTTCGGACGGTCCTAAGGTCGTGATCCTCGACGAGGCTGACTATCTCAATGCGCAGTCAACTCAGCCTGCTCTACGTGGCTTCATCGAGGAGTTCTCGAACAACTGCAGGTTCATCTTGACCTGTAACTTCAAGAACCGAATCATCGAACCAATACATTCAAGGTGTGCGGTCATCGAATTCAATTCGGACAAATCCACCTTGGTCGGCCTGTGCGCAAAGTTTCACAAGCGCCTGACCGGAATACTGAAGGCTGAAGGTGTTCAGTATGACGTTAAGGTCCTGGTCGAGATCATCTCTCAGTTTGCTCCGGACTGGCGCCGAATCTTAAACGAGTGCCAGCGCTATGCTGCAAGCGGAGCAATCGACAGCGGTATCCTGGCAAATCTAGGAGACCAGAATCTTAAGTCTCTTATCACTGCCTTGAAAGAGAAGAACTTCAAGGACATGCGGTCATGGGTAGTTGAGCATGCCTCGACTGATTCGGCCACACTGTTCCGAAAGATCTACGACAGCATGTCGGAGTATGCTAAACCTCAGTCGATCCCGCAGATCGTTCTGATCCTGGCAGACTACCAGTACAAGGATGCTTTTGTGGCCGATCACGAACTGAACACTGTAGCTTGTATGACCGAGCTCATGGCTTCGGTCGAATGGAAGTAACATGTGGAGACTCTGGGCTAAAGCACTGGGGGAAAAATCATCACCTGATAACAAGGAAGCAGACGTAGTTGCAATCATTCGCACCGCCATCTTAGTGGTTTACATGGTCACCAATGCGTTTATTGTGGCAGGTGTAATCCGTCACTGGTAATGAATCCATTCGAATACCTCAACAGCATCAACGATACCAAGAAGGATATCATGGTGGATGACATTGCCGAGAAGCAATACCTTCCATTCATGGTCAACCGAGGTCTGTCCTATTTCGTAGACACCATCCTGATCGCAAATGAGATGAACCGGAACCATCACCTGGATAACCGCCTCCAATTCGACTTCTGCATAAATAGTGTTCGTAAGCGGAAACGCTTCAGCAAGTGGCTTAAACCCCACGAGCACGATGACCTCTTGATTGTTAAGGAATACTATGGCTACAGTAATGAAAAGGCCAAAGCTGCCCTGTCGATCTTGAGTGCTTCGCAAATCGAAGATCTCAAACGTAAACTAAACACAGGTGGAAACCAGCAAACCAACACAGCCAAATCTAAGCATCGAGGAGACTCCAGTTGAATGGACTCCAGCTATGATGCTGGAGATCACGTTGTCTGAGCCAGATGATTTTCTTAAAGTTAGAGAAACTCTCACTCGCATCGGTGTGGCGTCTCGTAAAGAAACGAACAAGCTCTACCAATCCTGTCACATCCTTCACAAACAAGGGAGATACTTCATTGTCCACTTCAAAGAACTTTTTCTATTGGATGGCAAGCCGTCCAATCTCACAGTCAATGATCTCCAACGGAGAAACACTATTGCTACTCTGCTTTCTGATTGGGGTCTGGTTTCAATCGTAAATCCAGATCAGTCTAAGGATAAGGCTCCCCTGAGACAGATCAAGATCATCCCGCACAGGGAGAAGGCTAACTGGGAACTGTTGCCAAAGTATTCTATTGGCAACACAAAGTCAGATAAATAAGTTTGTTGGCAATCCCGCTAACAACCGTTGATGCCCGATTGGGGTCAGCGGAGACAGAACATAACCTCGCTTAATTGGAGGAAACTAAGATGACACAATACACGACAACCTCGTTTAACTTCCCACGTGCAAATTTCGTGGGATTCGATAGACTGTTCGATGAGCTTACACGAGCTCAGCTCGGTGCTCAGAACAACTATCCGCCACACAATGTGGTAAAAATCGATGATGACAACTACATCATCGAGCTTGCGGTTGCAGGCTTCAAGCAGGAAAATCTGGATATCCAGCTAAAGGATTCCATCCTGACTGTGACTGGCAAGAAAGAAGATACGCGCGAATACGCTCACAAGGGAATCTCTTCCCGTGAGTTTGTCCGCACGTTTACCCTGGGTGAACACGTCCAGGTCACAGGCGCAAACTTGGGAGACGGAATTCTCGCCGTCAACCTCGAGCGTGTTGTGCCGGAGGATGAACGCCCGAAGAAAATCGAGATCAATACTCCAGTGAAGACCAAGAAGGGTTTTCTGAAGGACTGACTCGTCTAAGTAAATAACCTGGCCGGTCGGCACTTTTATGTGTACGACCGGCCTTTTTTGTGCTAGGATCTGAGAGCGTGAATTTCTACACCAACGTCAGTCGATTCGGTTCGAATATCCTCTACCGTGGTTACAAGGACGGTAACCGAGTTCAGGAGAAGGTCAGGTTCAAGCCTACCTTGTTCTTGCCTTCTAAGTTAAAGAAGACGACCTGGACTGCCCTTGACGGAACGCCGGTCGAGCCTCATAAGTTTGATTCGATGAAGGATGCCAAGGAGTTCATTGAGAAGTACGAGGGAATCGACACGTTCAAGATCTTTGGGAATACTCGGTACATCTGCCAGTTCTTGCAGGAGAAGTTCCCTGACGAGATCCACTTTGATCGATCCATCATCAACGTTGCCTCGCTTGACATCGAGGTGATCTCCAATGACGGATTTCCGAAGCCCGAGGATGCTGCTCATGCGATCAGCACGATCACCATCAAGAACAACATTGACGGCATCTTTCACATCTGGGGTCTCAAGGAGTTTGACGAGGAGCAGTCGATCTATAAGGGAAAAGTCAAGTACCGGCAGTTCCGTTTTGAGAAGGACATGTTGGCCAACTTTGTGGTTTGGTTCTCGACTCCTCAGAATACACCTGACATCTTGACAGGTTGGAACACTCGCCTCTTCGACATTCCGTACATCGTGAATCGCCTCGAGCGTGTCTTCGGTCCTGACATGACGAAGAAGCTTTCCCCTTGGGGTTCAGTCGAGCCTCGTGAGGTCTCGATCAAGGGTCGTCAGGTCAAGATGTTCGATATTCTTGGTATCTCACAGCTTGACTATCTCGATCTGTTTCAGAAGTTCACGCTTAACACGTATGGTCAGCAGGAGTCTTACAAACTCGGCCACATCGCCCACGTCGTCCTAGGTGATGCCAAGTTATCCTATGCCGAGTATGGATCTTTGGCCAATCTGTACGAACACAACTTTCAGAAGTTTGTCGATTACAACATCAAGGACGTAGACATCGTTGACCGCCTGGAAGACAAGCTCGGCCTCATTACGCTGGTCATGACTCTGGCGTACATGGGCGGTGTGAACTATTCTGACACACTTGGAACGACTGCGATCTGGGACTCCATCATCTTCCGTGACCTCGCCAGAAAGGCCATCACGATCCCTCAGTCCAAAGAGCAAGCCAAGACTCAGTTCGCCGGCGGTTACGTCAAGGATCCGAAGGTCGGCATGCACAACTGGATCTGCTCGTTCGACCTCAACTCTCTGTACCCGAACCTGATCATTCAGTACAACATGTCTCCTGAGACCATTCTACCGGTTCTCATCCCTGACATGAATCCTGATGTGATCCTAGAGAATCGGCCATACAGCGGTGACATCTCGAACGCCATCATCGCTGCCAATGGCACTCACTTCTCTCCAGAGAAGAAAGGCGTCATTCCGCGAATCATCAGCGAGATCTACGACCGCCGTGTTCGCCTCAAGAAGGAGATGATCTCCGAGAAGAAGCGTCTTGAGACGATCTCCAAGGATGACAAGTCTGCACGAGTCGATTGTGAGAAGAACATCACTCGCCTGGAGAACCAGCAGATGGCAGTGAAGATCTTGCTGAACTCACTTTACGGTGCTCTCGGCAACAAGCACTTCCGTTATTTTGACCTTCGTGTGGCAGAGGCTGTGACCTTATCTGGTCAGCTAGCAATTCGTTGGGCTGAGAAGGCTGTCAACGAGTACCTCAATGACGTCCTGGGAACTAACGATAAACCGATCGACTTTGTGGTGGCCATTGACACCGACTCAGTGTACGTCTCGATGGATCGTGTCATTCAGATGTTCTCACCGAAGAATCCTGTCAAGTTCCTCGATGAGTTTTGCGGTAAGGGAATGGAGCCGATCTTCAAGAAGGCCTACGACGAGTTGGCCAAGAAGATGAACTGTCCTGAGAACCGTATGGGAATGAAGCGCGAGGCGATCGCCGATCGTGGCATCTGGACTGCCAAGAAGCGTTACATCCTGAACGTTCACAACAACGAGGGTGTCCAGTATGCCAAGCCGAAGATCAAGGTGATGGGTATCGAAGCCGTCAAGTCGTCGACCCCTGGTGTCTGCCGTGATGCTCTCAAGAAGATGTTCGAGGTAATCATGACGAAGACCGAGGTTGAAGCGCAAGAAGAGGTGGCTAAGTTCCGTGAACACTTCTTTAGTCTACCTCCCGAGGACGTGGCTTTCCCTCGATCGGCCTCAGACATTTCTGGATATGCTCGTGTGACAGACATCTATGCCTCCGGTACACCGATCCACATTCGCGGTTGCCTGTTGTTCAACCGAATGCTCAGAGATCGTGGGCTAGAGAATAAGTACCAACTCCTGAAGAACGGCGAGAAGATCAAGTTCATCTACCTTCGAACTCCGAATCCGATCCAGGAGAACGTCATCTCATTCTCGGACATCCTTCCGAAGGAACTCGGGCTTCACACTTACATCGACTATGACACTCAGTTCGAGAAGACGTACCTCGATCCTCTGGAAATCATCTTCGATGCAATCGGCTGGAAGCGCGAGCAAACATCCAGTCTCGAAGATTTCTTTTCTTGATTTACATCCAACCACAACCAAATAAGATACCAATATGTCCTACATATTCACACTAACCACACCAGAGCGCAAGAGCTGGGATGGAGACTATTATTCTCCACCCAAGACCGTCACACTCGAACTAGACGTAGATGATCTCACAGTAGATCAGCTTTGTGCATCCTTTCAGGACTTCCTGAAGGGCTGCGGCTTCTACCTTGACAACGGAACGATTCAGTTCGTCGAGAATGACGACATCGACCAAGATTATCCTCAGGATGATCAGCCAGAGCCTGACACACAGACGACAGATCCAACTCCGAATGTCCAGACTGAATTCAATTTCAGCTCCGATCTCCCAGAGGAGCCAAAGGGATCTGCAAATGTCTAAGAACTGGCCACAAGATATCGCCGACATGCACACCAAGTTTGGTGTGAACGAAGTCGTACGCGAGATGGATCCTGAGAAGCTCAAGGCATTTCTAGAGTTCCGTATTCGGTTCCTACAGGAGGAACTGGATGAGATGAAGAACACGAATGAGATGGAAGACGTCACGGACGCGCTGATCGATCTCTGCGTGGTCGCCATTGGAACTCTGAATGCGTTGGACATCGATCCTTACATCGCGTGGGACCGCGTTCATGCTGCAAACATGGCAAAGCAGGTTGGCATCAAAGCCAGCAGACCGAATCCTCTTGGTTTGCCGGATCTGGTCAAGCCTGAAGGCTGGACTGCACCGTCACACCGCGATAACGTCGGTCTTCTCCATCGTCTAGAATGACCTATAGCCTGACCATCTTCAACTCGATCTTCGACAACAAGACCGAGAAGAGAATGGACTTTGCCGACTGGGCTAGCTTCGAGAAGCTTCTTTACCAGCTCTCGAAGCAACCCGGCCGAAAGCCTAAGAAGGGTGAGAGAAGCAAGAAAGCTTCTCCTCTCATCTCTCCTGCTGTTTACACTGTAAACACCACGCGTGCAAATGCGAACGTGGTCGAGTGGGCTGGTTGGGCTGCTCTGGACGTAGACCGTGCCGATAAGTCTCTGGATGAAATGCTAGAGCCTTATCGGCCTTTCTACTTTGTCTGCTATTCCACTGCCTCCTCAACCGAGGAGAAGCCAAAGTTCCGAGTGGTGTTTCCGCTGGAGTCTCCTGTCGGGAATAAGGACATACGCCACTTCTGGTACGCTCTCAACAAGCACTTCGGTGGAATGGCCGATGAGCAAACAAAGGATCTGAGCCGCATGTACTACGTACCGGCTCAGTATCCGAATGCTCACAATTTCATCTTCACCAATCCTGGTAAATTCATGAATCCGCATGAACTCATGTCGTTTTACCCGTACATCAACAAGCAAGGGAAGTCTTTCATGGAACGACTTCCTGACAGCATTCAGAAGGCTATCCTTGAGATGGAAAAGGAGAAGATGACAAATCGCGACGTGAGCTGGACGTCCTACCGAGACTGTCCGTTCATGAACCGCAAGCTCGTTAACCAGTACCGCACCATCGCCAATACGGATGGATCTGGACGCTACCTGATGATCTACAAGATCATGACGAGTGTTGCCTGCAACGCCGTCAGACAGAAGTACCCAATCTCGTCCGGTGAGGTGGCAGAATTAGTCCGACAGCTTGATGCTGAGACCTCGAGGATCTATCAGAACCGACCGCTGAAGACCGAGGCAGAACGTGCCATTGAGTACGCCTATCGCACTGCCCATCAATGACTTACACAACTGTTGGTAATCAACAACTTAGGTAATTCAAAGTACTGTACATTTGCAGAGGACTTAGTACTATGTTCTCATGCCTAAGATTACCACCCTCACTGCTCAGAACGTCGAGACTCTTCGCGTCGAAATCGCCCTCGCCCTCAAGGATATCGAGAACCGCTACGGCATCGTCATCAAGACTGGTGGCTGCCGGTACAGCAGCTCCTCGGCCAACCTGAAGATCGAGATCGCGACCGTCGCCTCGAACGGCGAGGTCATTGACAGCGAGGCTTCAATGCTCCGCCGCAACATCATCAACCTCGGCCTGCTTCCTGAGCACCTCGAGAAGACGATCGCGATCGGTGGCAAGACGTTCAAGCTGGCTGGTTACAAGAAGGCTCGTTACTCGAAGCCGTTCAGCCTTCGCTGCAATGAAGACGGCAAGACCTACGTGGCATCTGACGATCAAGTGCGCAGCGCTCTCGGTCTTCCCCGCCGTCTTAACGGCTGGACTCCCCGTTCCTACGTCTAATATGAACTCATCTAGCAAAACGAATCTCGAAAGAAACGGAGATCGAGGAGAAGATTTCGTGGCGCAATTGCTCAACGCAATTCGTTCGATGAATAAGTATGACTCCGAGAAGGATATGACGACAGCGGATGGAACCGAAGTCGAAGTCAAGACTCAAGTACCGTGGTATGCTGAAAACGCATTCACTTTAGATCTGGCCAAGAAGACTAATTTCGACAAATGCATGAAAGTCGATCGTCTGATCTTTGTGGAAATACCCAGGAACGACGTGATTAAGGTGTATGAATGCGTTGACCGCCGAGGAGGGTGGACATCCACAACATCAAAGGGGCGGCGCATGTATTGCTTGCCGATCTCCGAGATGAACCTGATTCACTCTGAAGTCAATCCAGAATTGGCGAAGTCTCTCCGAGCAGATTCTAATTCAAAATTCATCAAAAGTGATTTACTTTTGTCCCGCACTGTTTAAGATCTAAGCTTATGAAGGAATCCATCAAAGTTCTCCACGAGTGTGCCGAGCTGCAACTCAAGAAGTCTAACGACTATCAGAATCCTAACAGCACGATCCGCCAGGCTGACTACTATCCGCGCGGCTTTGCTTCCATCCTTGACATCATGCATACCAAGATCCTTCGTATGCGTTCTGTTCTCGAAGCGATGGAAAACGATCCAAACTACAATCCTAACTTCGAGTCTCTCGAAGACTCCGCTAAAGATCTGATCAATTACTCATCCTTTGCCGTCTCGTTCATCCGCGGTGGCATCGATGGCCAGGATCCCAAGCGCGACTTCCTCAACCGTCCTAACCGAAAGAAGCCCGATGCTACTGCCAACTCTTAAAGTCAAAGACATCCGAGAGCACTTCAAGACTGCTCTGGCTAACGGCAACTTCGTCATCGACAAGACCGGCGTCAAGACCATTGAACTGGTCGGTGCCTCGTTCGTTGCTGACGAAGATGCTATCTTCGGAGACGTCAACTGGGACTATGTCCAGCGCGAGATTGAATGGTATGACTCTCAGTCTCTGAAGGTCACTGATATCCGTGGTGGTGCTCCTAAGATCTGGCAAATGGTCTCCAGCAAGAATGGCGAGATCAATTCCAACTATGGTTGGGCCATCTATTCTTCTCAGAACCATAAGCAGTACTGGTCGGTCATGCTTGAGCTGTTGGCAAATCCCAACAGTCGCCGTGCTGTGATGATCTACACCCGTCCGACCATGCACACAGATTACAACCGTGACGGCATGTCGGACTTTATGTGCACTAATGCGGTCCAGTACATGATCCGTAATGACAACCTTCATGCTGTGGTTCAGATGCGTTCCAATGACGTCGTCTTCGGTTACAAGAATGATCGTGCTTGGCAGCATGAGGTCATGAGCCGGCTCCTTGACGATCTGAATTCCAAGGGCGACTGTCGCTATGGTATGGGAACTTTGACCTGGCAGGTCGGTTCCTTGCACGTTTACGAACGCCACTTCGACCTAATCAAATGACACGCCAAGAAGCAATTCAACATCAGATTGATGAGATCATGGACACCTTCGACTTTGAGGAGGTCCATTCCTGGATGCTGCATTCCGACTGGAAATGGGGCAATATGGATGGCCAAGCAAGAGTGCCGGATATCTATGAGATTCGTCGATCTGCGCGTGAACGCCTGAAACAGGCAGCTGCTACCGGATACTCCTGCACCGGCGGATTTACTGCAGCACTCGTCGAAGACGAAGATGAAGATGGACCATGGTTGAAACTCGACCTCCACTTTGGGTTGATGACGATCAACGATGGAACGTCATACACGAAATAAGCATGCCGACCGAGCAACATCTCAAGTGGGATAAGCGGTACATCCACCTAGCCAAAGAGGTTGGATCCTGGTCAAAGGATCCTTCCACGAAGGTCGGTGCTGTCGCGGTTGGAGATCATGGTCAGGTACTCTCTCAGGGTTACAACGGATTCCCTCGTGGAATCTCTGACAATCCTGAAAGGTTGGCAAACCGTGAACTGAAGTACCGGTACATCGTGCACGCCGAGATGAATGCCATCTACAACGCAAGTTTGGCTGGTGTCTCACTCAACGGGGCCACGATGTATGTTCATGGTCTGCCGTGCTGCTCCGAATGCACGAAGGGCCTGATCCAGGTTGGCATCAAACGTATCGTGATGCCAGCTCAGGAAGTTCCTGAGAAGTGGAAAGAATCGTGGCAGTTAAGCCGAAGAATGTGTGAGGAAGCCCATGTCCAAATTGATCTCGTATCCGATAGTGGTGGGTCAGAATCCTTCGAACCTAACCCGTGGGAACCGGTCAAGTCCGTCATTAAAACGGCTTGACAGTTGGATGACGCAGCTAGGAGTTGAGCGTTGGTCATTCATCAACGCCTCGTATGCGGATATTGCCACTCACGATTCAGTGAACTGGGAAGTCCTAGAATTAGCCAGAGGCTATTCTAAGATCGTAGCACTAGGACAGTTTGCTTCTTCGGCTCTCACTCGTATATCTATTTCACACTTCCAATTACCACATCCGAGCCCTCTCAACCGGAAGCTAAACGATCCAACCTACGAAAAAACTGTACTCCGTCAGTGCTATAACTATCTGCATGAAGATTGAACTCACTCACTATTACCCGGAATTCATCCGCTACTACAAGATGGCGGAAGACCAGCAAGCCAAGTGCAATCTTGGCACGACGCCGTATCTGCAGTCTCAGATGAACGACGATCTCATGGAGAACGTCGAGTTGTATGATGTGGTCGAGAGAAAGCTGGCTGGATTCTCGCAGATCGTCAACGATGTCTTCTATGGTTGGACGGACAAGCATCCGTACTGGCACAAGATGAAGGCAGGTCATCATACTGCGCAGCGCAAGATCGTTGCCACAAATTGGACTGGTAAGAATGCAGAATTTAATCTGCAAGAATGGCTGTACGTCTTTCTTCTGCATCGTGTCTGCGGATCCGGCATCAACTATGCGACGAAGCCGTCAGGTTACCACAATACGTTGCTCTTCGAACTTTACAAGTGCAAGAACATCCAGGAGATGACGAAGATGGTCATGACGTATCCGAAGTCGTTCTACACATCAGTTGGCTATCAGTTTCCTGCTTTCCCAAAGCCACCGGCCGGATCGAAATTCAAACGTGGAGGTGACTTCTATTTGGTTGAATACGCGCCAAAGCTTGTTAGCGATCTTTCTGTTTTCCTCCGAAAAGGCGGAAAGAAAGATCTACGAGAGATTGGTGAATGGATGTTCAAATGGAACAAAGATCACAATCTTCGTGCCTATCGATTCCAGTACGCGGCATTCATCGCCGACATTGCGGATTGGTATCCTGAGTTCGTAAATCGTGACAGTCACTTCTACTACGGATCTAATGCTGTCGAATGCATCTCATATCTGGCGAAGCCTCTCGGGCGCGGCAAGGAAGAGCAGTTCTTAGATGCCGTGATGGAGCAGATCTTTCGAGACACTGGTTCTGTTCCTTACAATGCTGAGGACGTCTGCTGTGATTTCATCCGCTGGGTCGAGAACTACGTACGTCCTGGAGCAGATTACCAGCATCTGGACCGAGATAAGATATGGTCCTCGCACAAGATTCACGATCACCCGTACGGTCGCCAGAAGCCAATGCTAGAACTAGGACTCATCAAATCCTTCAACGATTTGGATGTACATCCGTCCGATGACTATGTATTGTCTAGGGCTGGAATGACTGTTACGGAATACAAGAACAAAGTGAAAGAACTCTATGGCTCACGATAATCACGTCGTTGATGGTATCAATAAAGATCTCAGGGGGATGTCCTGGGCCGATGCCAAGGACTACTATCTCGGTCTCTGTGAAGGATGGAAGCCGTACAATCCGGCTCCTGTCGTCATCGAACACGAAGGTGTTCAGGTGGTGCGCGACGACTTGATCGTCGGAACAAAGACGCGCGCCGGCGATCTTCTGGCTGCAAAAGCGCCGCTAAAGACGATCGTGTACTGCCAACCGCGAGTTGGGTTGGCCGGTGTATCGATCGCCGATGTGGCGAAACGGCACAACAAGGACGTCGTCCTGTTCATGCCTTCCTCGAAGGAGATCTCACACCATCAGGCTTGCTGCATCGAGCGTGGCGCTACGGCCTACTTTGAGCGCATCGCGGCAATGCCGAACCTAAATCGAAAGGCAGAGATCTGGGCCAAGGAGAATGGAGCCTTCTTCGTTCCGCTCGGTCTGAAGCATGAGCTGGCCACTGCAGGAATCATTCATGCAGCTCTGACTATTCCAGAACCAGATGAGGTCTACGTCGCGATCTCGACCGGAGTGCTGTCTCGCGCTCTTCAGATCGCTTGGCCGAACGCCAAGTTCCACTGCGTTGCCGTGGCACGTAATCTAAAGGCCGGAGAGCTCGGGCGCGCCGAGGTCATTACAGAACCGTTGGATTTCACTGCCGCTGAGAAGAAGGAGAATCTTCCGCCATTCCCTACGGTCAATACATACGATGCCAAGGTCTGGAAATACATTCCAAAGAACAAGAGCGGAAAGAAGATCTTGATGTGGAATGTTGGCACAGAACCTCAGCTAAAAGATCCTAGCATTATTGCTAACACCAAGTCCTATCGTGATTGGCCAAAGAAGACTGCAAACGAATGAACCACAGAATACTCATAACTACTCCAATGGCTCCAATCTCGGAGCGAATTGCGTCTCATCGCGCGGCACAGGCCGTCATCTATGCTGATCAAATTGCATCTGCATATGGAGGATGGGATGTTACTGTTAACTTTGGCGGAATTGCAGAAGACTATAACGAATACGATATCGTGGCGGTATACCATGGAAATGACTGGGGTGGCACAGTCAACATGTTCGGCGGAGTCAAAGCATTCGGCAACATCGATCAACTCGCTAGACTCTCAAAGTTCAAAGGGGAAGTCTGGTCTCTGGATATTCATTTTCCGGAGTATTCGAAGATGATCAAGCCGCGGGTCGACAAAGATCCTGCAGCACATCCTGACTGGAAGCAGGTCGATTGGGAATACTTAAATACGATTGAAAATCTCGCAATCACTAAGTATCCCAATGATTTTGTTCCTGGAAGCAATATCGCAGTAGGGGATTCGCATGGAATTTCCATGTACCGCCACGGGTGGAAGATCAACTCGGTACCTTACAAGACTCTTTATGGAGCTCTAGAGCTTGGTCTGAAGTCGTTCATTCCCGTAGGAGAGTTCACACATGCAGAATTCTACTTTGGAAACATCGACATTCGGCATCATCTCTGTCGTCAACCAGATCCTCTTGCAGCCACGAAGGAACTCGTGAGGCGATATGTCGAACAAGCAAAGTCTCTTCCATTCTCCGATATCAAGATTTGGGAACCGTTACCTATCGAGAACGAATCTCGAAAGCTACCGAAGACCGGCTATTACAAAGGAACACCGTTCTACGGAACGTGGGCTCAGCGAAACGAAGCGCGCGGCGTCTTCATCGAAGAACTCGATCGTTTGTGCTCAGGCAACGTCTCAGTCTTCAAGTGGACCGATCGGCTTCTGAATGAAGCAGGCGAACTTGATTTCGAGCACATGGAAAAACCTCAGTCGGTTCACCTTTCTCGAGGAGCGTATCCGCACTGGCAAGGTTATGGTTGGCACAACAAATTGCCGAGCAAGCGTCCCGTTTAAGATTTACTTCTGGCTCAAACCTTGAAATGATCTAACTATGTCATCACTACTCGCAAAGCTGAAGAAGAATTCGAAGATCGAACAGACCGAGGTACTGGATAAGTCCGCGCTCTTCAACGACAAAGACATGATTCCTACTGAGATCCCAATGCTCAACGTAGCGTTGTCTGGATCTCTGGATGGAGGTCTCACGTCCGGTCTGACTGTCCTGGCTGGACCGTCAAAGCACTTTAAGTCTAGCTATTCGCTCATCATGGCGGCGGCATACCTCAAGAAGTATCCCGAGGCGATCATGCTGTTCTATGATTCCGAGTTCGGTTCTCCACAGCAGTACTTCAAGACGTTTGGGATCGACGTGGCTCGAGTCCTTCACACTCCTATCACCAACGTTGAGGAACTAAAGTTTGATCTGGTCAACCAGATGAACAACCTCGAGAGGGGCGAGAAGGTCATCGTGGTCATCGATTCCATCGGCAATCTGGCTTCCAAGAAGGAAGTCGAGGATGCAATGAACGAGAAGTCTGTAGCCGACATGTCTCGAGCCAAGGCTCTGAAGGGTCTATTCCGTATGGTCACTCCGTACCTGACCCTGAAGAACATTCCTCTCGTGGCAATCAACCACAGCTACAAGACGCTCGAGATGTACTCGAAGGACGTTATGTCTGGCGGTACTGGCATCTACTATTCGGCAAATGCCGTCTGGATGCTCGGCCGTCAGCAGGACAAGGATGATGATGGTCTTAACGGCTATCACTTCATCATCAACATCGACAAGTCTCGCTTCGTGAAGGAGAAGTCTAAGATTCCGATCTCGGTCTCCTTCAATGGTGGCGTTGAGAAGTACTCAGGTCTGCTTGAGATCGCCCTCGAGGGCGGTTTCGTCACCAAGCCGACCGTTGGTTGGTACTCGAAGAAGGGCGAGACCGACAAATATCGTGAGGCCGAGACTTACACTGCAACATTCTGGGATCCTGTCTTAAAGTCCGACGAGTTTAAGCAATTCGTCAAGGATAAGTACACCGTGGGATACCGTTCAGCAATTCAACAACTAGAAACAGAAACTTCCGAAGATGACGAATAAAATCACCAAAGACTCATACGAGCTCGTTCCAGACATAGATACCTCTGACAAGACTGCCATCTATGTTGTAAAGCTCAAGGTCGCACCTTACGACGGAATCGTCGTAGCGTATGGAAAAGTGCTCTTGACAGTATCTGAAGACAAGGAAACGGCCAAGATGTCATTCAAGTATGAAGTCATACAAGGCGACAAGGCTGCTCTTAATTCCGATTCCAAATTTTCACGCCTAGTTGGCGATGTCCTTTCCCATCTAATTCAAGACGCTTTCGATTCAGGAAACTACCAGATCGGTACTCCAGATAACACTTCAAATGTCCAATCAACTCCAGCAGACAATACTTCAGAAACTCGTCAATGACGAGAACTATTGTCGCAAGGTTCTACCATTCATCAAGTCCGAGTATTTCGATGCAGCTCACAAGACAGTTTATCGTATAGTTCTAGACTTCATCTCGAAGTATAACAAGCTGCCGACCAAGTCAGCTCTGGAGATCGAGTTCCAGGCTGATGACAAGGTCACCGAGGAGATCTATCCTCACGCAGTCCGCATCATCGAGTCTATCGACCAGAATCCGACGGTCGAAGAGTCTTGGCTTTTAGACCACACCGAGAAGTGGTGCAAAGATCGAGCTTTGCACCTTGCTATCCTGGAGTCTGTTCAGATCATTGATGGCAAGCGCAAGGATGCTTCCCGTGATGGTATTCCAGACATCCTCCAGAAGGCTCTGGCCATCAACTTTGACAATAGCGTCGGCCATGATTACATCGTAGACTTCGAGAAGCGATATGACTTCTATCATCGAACCGAGGATCGCCTGCCCTTTGATCTTGAGATGTTCAACACCATCACCAAAGGTGGTGTTCCTCGCAAGACCCTGAACATTGCTCTCGCCGGTACTGGTGTGGGTAAGTCTCTGTTCATGTGCCATGTGGCTGCTTCGTCCCTGGCACAAGGAAAGAATGTCCTGTACATCACACTCGAGATGTCTGAGGAACGTATCGCCGAGCGTATCGATGCTAACCTCATGAACGTCCAGATCGATCAACTGGCAAATCTGGCCAAGGACATGTTTACCACGAAGGTCAAGAAGATCGCTGGTAACACAGTTGGCAAGCTAATCATCAAAGAGTACCCCACTGCTTCAGCTCATGCTGGGCACTTTCGTGCCTTGCTCAACGAGCTGAAGCTGAAGAAGGACTTTACTCCTGATGTGATCTTCATCGACTATCTCAACATCTGTGCTTCGGCCCGAATGAAGGGAGTCGGCGGTGCCATCAACACATACTCCTTCATCAAGGCGATCGCTGAAGAAATTCGTGGTCTGGCTGTGGAATTCAATGTGCCGATCTTCTCGGCCACTCAGACAACTCGCTCAGGTTTTGCCTCATCCGATGTTGAACTGACTGATACCTCTGAGTCTTTCGGTCTTCCTGCCACTGCAGATCTGATGTTTGCTCTGATTGCCACCGAGGAACTTGATCGTCTGAATCAGATCATCGTGAAGCAGCTGAAGAACCGTTACAATGATCCGACCTCCAACAAGAGGTTTGTGGTCGGTATCGATCGGTCCAAGATGCGGTTGTATGACGTGGAGATCAAGGCTCAGAATCTCAGCAAAGAACCGACCGCACGTCCTTCTTCCGAAGAAGAAGCTGATTACTCAGACTTCAAATTCAGTTAACTTTTTTGTTTACAACCTCAATATCCATGTTAGGATTTAAGAATTATGGGAATGTTCGATTCAATTAGCTGGGCAGATCCTCTGCCTTTCTCACCAGAAATGGTTGAGCTCGGTCTCAATAAAAACAATTGGGAATTTCAGACAAAAGATCTTGATTGCGTCTTGGCGCATTACATCGTTCAAGGCAAGAGGATCTTTGTGATCAAATACAAGAATGAACGTTGGGTGGATGGAGATCCAAAGGCCAAGGATCTCATGGATCGCCTTGGTCATATGGATCACGATGGTCCATATGAAGAAGAAGTCGATCTTGGAACTAAGACGATTCGAATGTACGATTACAGACAAGACGTCCAGGATAAATGGGACGTTTCCGTAGAATTTGAGGTGGAAATCATCCGCGGAGTTCCGCAGAACGTTCGACTATTTGAGTTTGAGAAACGAGATAACTCTGAACGCAAAGCAAGAGATAAAGAGTTTATGGAAAGAATCCAGAGAGAGAACTCACTCTGGTATAATCGATTCATCTTTCACACTCGTCCTTGGCGGCGTTTTGCATTTCATCTTGGTCGCGGCCTGAACTGGCTCGGCAATGCAATCTCATCACTTTCCTACAAAATACCATGAGCAATCCTACTCGCAACTCTGAAGAGTTGAAGAAGTTCAATTCGCCCATCTACCGCCAGACCATCAAGCGTATGGTGGAGATGACTAAGACGGTCCGTGGAATCCACGGCAAGCTTCCGAAAGGCAAGCTTCCTCCACTGAAGTCCACCGCCTCCTCGAAGGACAAGGAGAAGCGTGCACTCGAAGAGTCGCGCCGTCTGACCATTGACACGCTGCACTACTTTGCAGAGCCAATCGTCAACACAAGCCTGAACCGCGAGCCAGCTCCAGAGACGGCAGAATCGTGAAAACCGTGCTCATTTGCATCAGTATTCTGATGGCAATTAGTTTCATCCTTATGGCATATGCGCTCGTCAATACTGTCGACGGATATGAGGATGAAGATGGGTTTCACTACGGAAACGAAAAAGACAAAAAGTCATGAGCTACCAGCTATTCTTAGATGATGTCCGTGAAAGGACCTCAGTCTATCCGGATACTGAATTCCAAACACGCCTTGAATGGGTGACTGTTCGCAGTTTCGTTTCTTTCCAGGAGACGATTCTCCTGAAAGGCATTCCTAACTTCGTGAGTTTTGACCATGATCTGGCTCCGGAGCATTACGCAAATCCTACTTCTCATCAGGTGACGAAGACGGGATATGATTGTGCCCTTTGGCTCTGTGATTACTGTGTCAGCAAAGGCGAGTCACTTCCGGTCTGGAAAGTTCACAGCATGAACCCAGTCGGCCGCCGGCGCATCGAAGCTCTTCTGGAATCTATCTCTCATTCACACATCAAATGATCGTCTTATCTCTAATTCTATTCTCAGTACTCTGGTCACTGCTTGGATTATTTCTATGGTATCGTAACCACGAGAACGAGAATATCAAAGCTGCAAAGAGGTTGATCCTGCTCTTTGCAGCAGGCCCGATTCTCTGGGCGTTTTTGATTCTCTTTGGCATTGTAGCTAAGATTGACGATGCCATGATCTGGTTTGAGAACTGGATTCAAAAATGAACATGCCAGATACCGGAGGCTGGGGTACTACCCTGGATCCTGACGCCGATTCGGCGGTCGAGAAGTACGCAAATGAGATCTGCGAATGGGTATCAAAAAACTATCCTGACAAAAAGATAGAGACCCATGACGATCTCGTCAATAACACGGACGAAACAAAGCACTCGCGCCGGATCTACGTCAAGACGGATCTTGGATGCGTGATTATCCTGCCGAACTTTGTCAAAGCATCTGCGGCAGCCGTCGTGGTCAACTTAGGTCTGGCCAGAGCTATGTCAATGGAAGGCTTCAGTGAGGAATACATCGATGAGCATGGGAAGATCTTATCCGATCCGATTCCGTACAAGAAATCTAATCTTGAAAAGCTGGGCTACTACCTGACCCATCGTCTGAGCGACAAATCGTAATGAACTTTGATCACCAAAAAGTCGAGCTTGTAAACCACAGCACCGGTGTCCTTTCTTCAGGGATATCTTCGACACCACAGGAGCTTGTGGCCTACTGTGCTCGAGTCAGCAATCCAGCAAACCAGAACAATCACCAGACCTCTGAAAAGCTGGTCAGGTATCTGGTCAAGCATAAGCATTGGTCTCCGCTGGAAATGGTTTCGGCAACGGTCGAGATCGAAACCACACGAGACATTGCTCGGCAGATGCTCCGTCATCGGTCGTTCGCTTTCCAGGAGTTTTCTCAAAGGTATGCCGATCCCACAGCGGCTCTGGACTTTGTGACCCGTGATGCTCGGCTGCAAGACGCCAAGAACCGCCAGAATAGTGTTCAGACCGATGACCAAGTTCTGCTGAACGAGTGGGATCGTCGGCAGAATCAGATGATCGTGATGGCAAAGAATACGTACGAATGGGCGATCATGCACGGAATTGCCAAGGAACAGGCTCGAGCGATCCTCCCTGAAGGTAACACGATGTCCCGTCTTTACATGGCCGGAACTCTGCGGTCGTTCGTCCACTACGTGGAGGTCCGAACTGCCAACGGAACTCAGGCTGAGCATATGGATGTTGCCCGCAAGATTGCCTTCGCAATTGCTCCTGTCTTTCCACTTATCTCTGACTTTGTTGCGGCACAAGCCGTTGATTCCCAAGATCTTACAAAGTAACTCAATTATGAGTTTTACTTTGACATCCTATTTGGTAGGATCTTGGCATGGTCAAAAATACCAAGGAGAAACAAACTGAACGCAGTGCTAAGAAGCAGCCGAAGGTGAAGGTGGTCAAGTACACCTACGCTGATGGCGGTTTCTGCACGGTCGTCACGCCGGATGATGCCCCTCAGGCTCAGCCGGCCGAAGCGACTCCTTCAACCGCGTTCAACCTTGCCATGATGACCTCTCAAAACAATAACAACATGAAGAACAGCGCTAACACTAGCACCAAGACCAACAGCACGACCGCCACCGCGGCCGTCTCCAGCAAGCCGACGTCGGCTCCGCGTACGTACTCGGACCTCCGTTCGGGCGTCAAGAAGCAGGAAGCGATGGACATTGTCCACAACTACGCTTTCCCGGATCGTCCGTTTACGATCAAGGAGGTCCTGCTCGGTACCGGCATCAACCACTGGTACGTCAGCACGTACATCAAGACCAACGCCAAGGTTGTTGGAAACGCTCCTAAGCAGCCGGGTGAGCGCGGCAAGGTGGCTAAGCTGTACCAGATCGAGAAGCGCGCCTAATGCGGCTGGATGGCTTCTCTGCCATCCTATCATCAAAGTGGTTGGCTGCCTAAGTTGTTGGTGGCCAACCACTTTTGCTTTTGTTGGTAATCAACAACTTAGGCAATTCTTAGAGCTGTACATTTTCGTTGGACTTTGTAGGATTGTGTCATGATGAATAACGCTACCACGATCAACGGCTGGAACACTTCTCTCTTCAACTACCAGTCCGGCTATCTGACCTATGGCCAGTACTTCTCCAGTGACGAGAAGTTTGTGGCTCGGTTCAAGTACGCTGCCCAGCGCAGTCGGAAGGCCGGATTCCTCAAGTTCCTGACGGCCAACTTTACGCCTGAGGAGTACTTCACCCGCCTCAATGCCGGCGAGGCTCCTCTCCCGATCCTGCAGTCCAAGGGATATGCGCTGCAAGTTCGCCTCTCCTGAGTATCAACAACTTAGGTAATTCTTCGAGATTTACTTTTCACTGCAATTTGCTAGGATATCCTCATGATGAAACTCACTAAGAAACTCCCTAACGGTCGTCTCCAGGTCAACAAGGCTGCGGTCATCGAGCGCCTCATGCAGCTCCGCAAGGAGCGCAAGGGTGTCGAGCTCCCTGGTCTCCTTCCGGTCTCCGACCGCGAGGTTGCCACCGAGGCTCGCGAGATGAGCCGTTACAACGCCGACAACTTCATCAACACCTCGGAGGACTGAACAGTGACCAGCGTTCTTCGTAATGCCTTCTTCACGTTGGCGGTCGCCTTCATTGTTTCGGTCGTCATCTCATTTCCGGTCATGTGGCTATGGAACAGCACGTTTCCGGATCTGTTTGGTGCCAAAGAAATTGGACTCTGGACGACCTGGAAGATAATGATGTTTGTCAGCCTCGTGACTCCTATCTCGATCAAAGCCGCTAGCCACAAATAATCCTATGGACTACTCGAACATTCCCGATACGCACTCTCAGGAGATTCGTGACGCCTCGTTGGACGAGACACGCTTCATCTTCGAGGATCCTCATCAGCCGTGGGCCTCTCGTGGCCGCATCTGTCGTGACGAGGTCGATGCTGAAGAGCTGCTCAACGATTTCAACTATATCGGAAGCCGTGACCACTACTGAGCTGAAATTTGCCAATCGAGGCATCTATCGAAAGATCGAGGTGCCTATCGTAGGGGCCGAGTTCCGCCTTGCAGAGTCCGATAAGCCGGCGGCTTACATGATCCGATACGAAGGAAAGATAATCACTGTCAAACCGACTGAACTCACCAAACTCTCGAAATGAACATTGAACCCGAGGAGGAATTTGACTTTGCGTTAGATCCGCGTGTCCCACACGTGTACGCCCATCCGGCAGGATCTACGGATACTTTTGATGTCCCACTTCGAGCCGTCAAGTTCCTCGACATCAGCGAGGATCTTTATGGAAGAGACGTCGTCACCTTCGAATACGATGGCGAGGTCCAACAATCCACAGTATTCCTAACCATTGACACTAGCAACTAACATGAAATCTTCTCTCAAGAAAATCGGCATTTGGATTTTAGACAACCTTCCTGTGGGGCTTTGCTTCTTATGGGGAAGTCTGTGCGTAATGAACCTTTGGGTTGGCACAAAGCAAAGCCGTCTAGAAGCATATTATCAGATGCTGCTATGTGTTACCTGGTTGATTCTCTCCATGGCTCTTCATGATCCAAAGGAGCAGAATGACTGAGGTTGACATTACCGGAGGAACCGAGCTCCAGAAGAAACTAGTTCACAGTGCTGCCTGCTACTATGTAAACTTTCTCATGGGAGCTCCGGGTCAGCTTTTGTTGACGATTCGTCTGAAGCCGTACCTCTTTCAGAAGTACGGCTGCAAGGCGGATTGCCTCATTCTAGACGAGGACGACGACTTCCGTGAGTTCGAGATTCGCATTGACAGTAAGATGCACATCCCGGCAATCCTTCGGTGTCTAGCGCACGAATGTGTTCACGTCAGTCAGTATCAGAAACGGCATCTCAGGGATGGGAACTCTGCCTTCCATAACATCTGGAAGGGCAAAGCCTGGGATGTGAGGAAACACCACTACTATGACCTTCCATGGGAGCGCGAGGCTTATGGGATGGAGGTCGGGTTATTCGAACGGTTTGTGGCCGCCAAACGCTTCACGAAGAAGCGCTGGTACAAGGACTACGATTACACATGAGGTTTTTCTGGTATAAATAGAGAAACCCTAATTTATGCCAGAAACTACTTCAGAATCTCCTCAGCAATTAAAGCACATCCATCATGCTGAGGATCGGCCACTTCTTCACGGCAGCAAGGGATTTGAGCATGCTCATTCGGCACTGACACACGCCCATGAGCACATGGTCGCCGGCAAGCATGACTCATCGTTGACCATGAAGTACGATGGGTCGCCATCAATCGTATTCGGACACCATCCTACGACCAAGAAGTTTTTCGTGGCCACGAAGTCAGCTTTCAACAAGAGCCCAAAAGTTAATTATAGCGATTCCGATATTCAGGCAAATCATGGGCATTCCCCTGGATTGGTCAGTAAGTTAAAGTCCGCACTGCATCACCTTCCAAAGGTTGCCCCAAAGAAAGGGGTCTATCAAGGTGATCTTTTGCACACTCCAGAAGATCACGTTCACCATAAGAGCGGATCAGTTTCTTTTAAGCCCAATACCATCACATATACCGCGCACGGCGCAGAAGCCGAGCAGGTCAAGAAGTCTAAGGTCGGAGTGGTAGTTCACCAGCAATATAAGCCTCATACCGCTGGCGGAGGACTTGAGCACATGTCGGTCAATGCTCATCCGGATACTCACAACTTTAAGTCTCATCCGGATGTTCACCTGAAGACGGCCGAGCACGACACCTCAAAGATCGATTATCCGAAGAAGGATCAGGCGACCTTCAAGAAGCACATGGACGCCGCCAAGGCAATCCATGACAAAGGTGGAGCCAAGATGTATTCTGCCGTAGCTCCTCATTCTGGAGAAGCCGGTCACCTCTCGACGTATATCAATCATACCGTCCGAACCGGAGATACTCCTTCGGTCAAAGGTCTACAACAGCACGTCACGGCTCAGCACGAGCGCGTAGCCGGCAAACTAAAGACTCCAGCTCTGGCTCAGCAGAGGAGACAAGAAGGTGCCAAACATGTGGCTCACATCGAGAAGCACTCACAGCATTACGGTAACCTGCTGTCCATGCATCATCATCTCCAGCAGGCCAAGAACGTTTTGGTCAAGAATCTCGAGAAGCATGAGGGCGGACTTGAGCACCATATTGATGGAAAGAAGTCCAAGCCAGAAGGATTCGTGATTAATCACAAACCAGCCACAGGTCATGAGGAGCCAACCAAGCTCGTCAACCGTGCTGAATTCGCCAGAGCAAACCTACTCAGAAGTCGCGGATGAAATCATTCAAACAATTCTTACAAGAAGCTGCAGTCAAGTCTCATCATGTCCTAGCATTCGGCCGCATGAATCCGATCACAAACGGCCATGAGGCCGTAGTGAATAAGGTACATGAAGTAGCAAAGGAACATGGAGCAAGTCA